GCACATTTCACCGATTGCAACAACTTACAGTCATTGGTCAGAATGGCCGTTATTGCTCGACTAATCGGGTCTTTTGCTCTACGAAACAACCATGAACACATCAGGTTGAAAGCCGGATGGTCTGATGCGTTTTCAAGTTGTTGCATCCAACGGAAGGCGTCAAACAACTCCTGATCATCCCACGACCGGTTAATGTCTTCATATGACATCATACCGTTAAGAACACGCATAATTGGTCGGACACCAACATGCACCCCGCACTTACTATATCCCGTATGATGAACGTTTTGTAGAAAACGCACCTCATTACGGGAAACGAGGCTCTTCTCATTGTCGTGAAGTACCATACCGAAGCATTGGAATAATCTCTTAGAAACCTTGGAGATATCCGTACCGGAAAACCGGTACACACCATCGTCACCCTGCACCAGCGCATGTGTGACGATACCACGGTCGCAAGCCGCAGCATAATGGATCACCCAAAAGTTAACGAGACTATCGATCAAGTTCGTCAACACGGAACCTGACGGGATACCCCCTACTCTATGCTCCCCTGGAAGGATAGCATATTTCTTGCTTAATGCGGGGATAATGATCCCACACCCGGAAAATACTGACTTTATATAATCAATATGCGGGTGCCACTGCCGGTTAAACCAGTGCTTCAAGATGTCAAAGACTCTATCAGTAACCTCTCGTGGAACTGAAGCATCAAAGTTACTGAAGTCAATTGACACAACTGGAAGTTTCGAGCCATGTAGAATCCGGGTTACAGCGAGGTTGACCTCTTTTCTAGAGGCCCAGGCACAAAAGTAGCTTAACCTTTTCAGGACATTGTGCACTGGAATCTGGATCATTTTCTCCAGATTTCCAATAACCCGAGAGCATTGGAAAATAGCACGAAACTTACAAAACTTACCCGGACCGCGAGGTTGGCCCCTGAAACCAACAACTGCAGGGTGTAAACTTACTGATTCGCGTGGGTAATCCGCCCGAATAATGTCGGCGGAGAGCTCCGTTACATACGGTATCAGAGCCCTGTCTGAAGAGAAAACCGGCCATCCAAGACCTGTCCGGCTGGTAAAGGACTGTGAAGCAGTCCGGAGGCTCGCCAGATTTAATAAGCCTCCACGGGAGTCAATCAAGCCTTGCAATGCACTGTCAGCGTAAGCGAGGGCTTTAGGGTTATCCATGACTACATCATGGTCGCTGGAGAAGTACCGCCTAACCTGGGATAACATCGTCACACCTTTATCATCTGGTGTGAAGAACCCAGGCCGACGCGAGTACGTTCCATGCTTTGCCCTTTGCTCCTCCTCTGCTTGAACAAGTGCAGGGAGCAGAGTCATACTTGTGTGGGATTGGCAGTCGTCAGCAACTTCATTACGATTTGAGTTGAATAACGTTCGATCCGAACGATCAATCAAGGTCGTGACAAAGTCCTTTACACAGCCACTCTTGACAAGTCCCAGGCCGCTGCACAACGATTGCACAGCACGCTCGCCTGGTTTCTCTGGGGACCACATAGGTCTACCCTCCTAGATAAGCCCCCTCCGAAGAGGAGTCATAAAC